TAGTCACTGGTAACCTCTTGTGTACTGAATGCCATGAGCAGCATTAGAAGAGGCATAAGATGAACGTACTGTCATTATACACTGACGTTACTATGTATGCAACTTATTCGGTATAACGCTATACCATTTTTATAATTCTTTATGCTTCTTCCCAATCAAAGAAAAATACCTGAGTTAATCTACCATTTTCAATACTATCTCCAAACCCAGGAACAATACTTCTATGAAGCAAATCACCCCTATAAAGGACAAGACGATTATAAACATTACCAATCATGGTAATTAAATTTTCGTCCTTATCAAATATTCCTGTTCCAGAATCTATAGGTGCATTAGGTGTCAGGTATAGTACCCCTGCCCATTCACTCTTATCTTTATGAATCCAGGTCTTCTCCCCCTCTAAACACAACTGAAACCTAAAACAATCCATGTTATTTCTGAACTGAATAGGACCATACTCTTGAGTACCTAAAATCAAATCTATCTTGTCACCAATCATGTTCTGATAGTCTTTATCAGCAGCATCTGATCGATGACCAGGGAAAGTTCCTGAAGTTTTAAATTCAATTTGTAAAGCTGACTCCCTAACTGCATCTGGATTGTCTAAGAAGTCATCGACGATAATCGTATTGACTCTCACAAGAACATTCCCTGCTCACTCATGTATTTAAGAGTCTCCTTCAAAGTACCGCGATGATTCAATCCAATGGCAACTTGAGGGTACTCTGCTTCACTACCAAACTCAGCACGGAACTGTCTATCACTAAAGTCAACACCAAGCATAAATTCTCTTACGTCCTGACCACAAGCCTCAAGAACCATCTTTGCTCTTTCTGATTCTTGGCTACCGTTACCATAAACTAATGCTTGCATTTTAATCTTCGCAACTACCATTTGTTTTGTTTTATCACACCAAATGTAAGGTGTTTCAGATCCGTCTTTATGAATGACGCTATACCTAGTCACGCTGTCTCCAGTCGTCAGGTTTATCTTGCTTGAACCAATCTACAATTTCATCTGCAGATTCAAACCCCGTTTTATAATTAGATGGGTCGGGGTCTCCTAGTCCCATCTTATTCATAAAATCATCCATGCTACCCTCTTGAATATCATTGGCAGCTTGACGACGTGCTTTGTTTAGCCATTCTCTTGCTGTTGTGTAAGACTTGGATAGTTTCTCTGCCCAAATCATATCACTTAGTTCTACTTCTTCCTTATTAGAGATCTTTCTGCAGATGCCCTCTAAGCGAAGACGATACTGAGTTGATAGCATGGTGATCTATACCTTTAATTTTATTTATTGAGACCCGCAATAACAGCGTCTAACTTCTCGGCACGACCGAGATAATAGTCTCTCTGCTCTTCCAGAGCACAGTTAATATCATCAACAATGACTTCAACGTCAACGTCATCATTGAAGTAAGTCTGAATTGCTTCAGTCAAGTATCGTTTCCTATTCCACTCAGGGGAGTAGGGTCTATAGTTTGACATAATAAAACGTATTCATGCCGATAGTTTAATAGAGTCCCGACAATTTGTCAACTAGTGTTCTTTATATTTGTCGGGGTTCTTCTTCACATCATATATGAAATAACTAAAGGGAACCAAAAGTAAGGTTCCCAGAATTGATCCAACTAAAGCAGGATCAAGCATTATTATCAATTTGTGAATCATTGTCCTCTCCGTATTCCTTTAAGAGATTATTGACAAGTGTTTCACTCCCATCTAGATTTTTGATCTCATAGAGAGGAGACTTCATGTACTTTTTGATCTTTTTATATTCTTTGATTAATTTTTCTACTTCTTCTTTTTGAACGAAGACTTTTGCTTTACCATCTTCTGCACCAAATCCATTAGACATTATTTTTTACCTTTAGGTGGATTATATAACTTTGGATTTGTTGTACCAGAGGATTGTTTAAACTCAATAAGATCATGTCTATACATGTCCCAGTAATGATCAAAAATATCTACTTTTTTGCCAGCCATAACCAAATCATAACACTTACGACCACTCTTCACATAAGTTACAAAGTAAGCAGTGCAAGGCAATGACTTATCATCAACTGACTCTGGATCACAATCCTCATGAAGTATTCTGATTTTACTCAACTACGACCTCCCCACTGGATATCTGGATATGCCTCAGCGATGGCAGACTTAGTAATTTTATACCTAGTCTGCAACTTCTTATCCTTAACCAAAACCATGATCTCGGCTTCCCTAGGATGAAGTCCTTCAAGCATTTGAATGAACATCGTCTCTCTACGGAGACTGGTAAGGGATGGGTTGCCTCCTTGCAAATAATTGTAGAAGTTCTGCCATTCCTTACGAATAGAAGTTGCTCTCTTACGAACAACTTCATCCATTTTAGACAGACCGTCAACCCTATTCAACTTCTCAATTGAAGCGGACAGAGATTCGTTTTGTGCAGTCTGCTCTTCTGCACGAGAGTAAGGTACATCACCCTCAGGAAGAGCAGACACAGCAGTGTCATCAAAATTCCAAATCAGAAGTGCAACTAGACCTTCAGTCCTATACTTTTGCAACACCTCCGCCTTTTTAGCAACTGTCCTTTGTCCATGAACCAGATCAAGGATCTCATGCATGAAGGGGTTTGGTTGCAATTCAGGAATAGGTTTAGTCGTCTTCTTCTTCGTAGTCGTCATAGCCATTTTCAAATCGTACTGCTAAAATTTCATCGGGAAGAATGTTCCCATTTTCGTCAAACATTTCGGGATGTGTATAGACTGGTGAAGACATTAGTACATGTTCTTTCGCCATCCAACCAACCACTCCGCCCACAATGAGCATCATTATGGAAAATAATGCGGAGAATGTAAGTGTAATTGCTAACATCGGACTGCTCCCGAGATTACCTCTTTTTAAGAATACCAAGTTTTAATTCAAAATGGAAGTGTATCTCTCGATTTAGGAGAGAGATGACCTTCCCAAACATTATGCCAAATGTTTTAGGTTTTGGTTCCTCCCTCCTGCTGCGATGTCGCAACATTAACTCAAATCCCCGATTAATATCTGGAGATTCTTCTGATTTATTTAGTTGACTTCTTTCGTCTTCCTGGTTTTTTGTCATTGCTGTATCTCCAGGCATCTTCAAGAATACCATAGAGATATTCTTTTATTTTTCTTGCTTGTGGTTTTGGAATGTGACCATACCCTTCTCGCAATTGCTTATGAGTATCGTCTTGACCACCTCGAAGGTATTCTTCTAGGTCCAAAATCAACAAGTTGATCTCTGCTGCCGTCTTGCTTTCAATAAACTCGTCAGCATGGCGGCGCTTTGCATTACATATTTTTAGATAGTCGTACAGTTTAAGTACAAATTTACCTTCAAAGGCATAGTCAATTGCTTTCTCAACATCATAGTAGAGTGCAAAGTCAATGTCCTCTTCCATTAGTGCAGACACCATTTTAAAATTATATATCAAAAAGTGGATTTAAACAACTGCTTGGTTTCATAAAACCAAACGTAATCTAAAGTAGATTCGTTTAAAGTTTTGAGTGCTTCTTCTGCTGTTTCAACGAGTGGTTGACCAGCAAGATTAAATCTGATGTTCAATAGGATACCATGACCTGTCAAGTTTTTGAACTCCCTTAGGATATCATACATGTGACCAGATGCAACGGTTTGAACCCTACAGGTTCCATCCACATGAGTTACACCAGGGATTATATCAGACTTTACAGGAAATGAAAGTGTCATAAATCTGCTGGGCATATCATTCTCAAAATACAAATGAGCATCTTCCTCTAAGACCATGGCAGCAAAGGGTCTATACCATTCTCTCTTCTTTATTTGGTTAACTATATCTCTAGCATCAGGATTCAAAGGATTGAACAATATAGATCTGTTACCAAGAGCTCTCTCACCTGCCTCTGCCTGCCCGTAGAAGACCGCTACAGACTTGTTTTGGCATAGTAGATCAACTACCCCCTTAGTATCCACTGTGACACCTTTATACGATGTTATATCATGATCTACTCCATGATAAGAAGTTGTCTCAATGGGATGTATTGTTTTATCTTTTGATATCGTTCTGTAAATGTACATGGCAGCACCTACAGATATGCCACCATCATTACAAAGAGGTTCAAAAAAGAATTCAACTTCTGGGAACTCTTGAGTTAACTGATAGTTGGTTACAATATTCATTGCATACCCACCACTCAAACAAACCTTCTTAATTCCAGTCTTTCTAGTGTATTTTCTAACTAAATCAATTACTTGATTCATACACTCTTGCTGAACTTCATAGCAATAATCTGCATACCTTTGATAATTATCTTCTGTAATATCAAGATAATATCTATCATCCCTACCATTTAAAACATATAAGAATTCAGGATAATTTCTAAAGTAATGCTGTATATTCT